CAGATCGTCCCGAATTCTTTGGTGAAATATTTTACATTCTTCTTTGTGGTGCTGGTGCAGGTTTCTCTGTACAAAAACACCATGTTAAAAAAATTCCTCAACTACATCCACGCACTAAACAAGCGAAAGGTTATGTAGTAGAAGATTCTATTGAGGGGTGGGCATCAGCACTAGATGTTTTGATGTCTTCTTATTTTGTTGGTGGTGGTAAATATCCAGAATACGAAGGTAGACGTGTATTCTTTGACCTAAGCCAAATTAGACCAAAAGGTGCTAAAATCTCTGGTGGATTTAAAGCGCCTGGTCCAGAAGGACTTCGCCGTTCTTTGGATAAAATTGAACATCTTTTACAAGGTATTGTGATCGATCGACAAACACCAGTTTCAATTAAACCAATCAATGTGTATGATATTGCCATGCATGCGGCAGATGCTGTATTGTCTGGTGGTGTTCGCCGTTCTGCTACTATTTGTCTTTTCTCACCAGATGATGAAGAGATGATGACTGCTAAAACTGGTAATTGGTTTGTCGATAATCCACAACGTGGTAGATCAAATAATTCTGCAGTTATCGTCAGGGATAAGACTACACCTGAACAGTTTGGTAAGATTATGGAATCTGTCAAGCAGTTTGGTGAACCAGGATTTGTCTTCGTTGAATCAACCGAACATACTACAAACCCATGCGTTGAGATTGGTATGTTCCCACAGATTAATAAAAAGTCTGGTTGGCAAGGTTGTAATCTCACTGAGATCAATGGAGGCATGTGCAATACCGAGGAAGACTTTTATAAGGCATGCCGCGCAGCGTCTATCCTCGGTACTCTACAAGCAGGTTACACAGACTTTAAATTCTTGTCTGACACATCAAAGAAAATCTTTGATCGTGAAGCATTGCTTGGAGTATCAATTACAGGATGGATGAATAACCCAGATATTCTTTTCAATGAAAAAATCCTAGAAAAAGGAGCTAAAATTGTCAGAGAAGTTAACAAAAAGGTCGCATCTATTATCGGCATTAATCCTGCTGCTCGCACTACTTGCGTTAAACCTAGCGGTAATGCCTCAGTCTTATTGCAAACCGCTAGTGGTATCCATGCTGAACACTCAAGCATGTACATCAGAAACGTACAATTAAATAAAGAATCTGAAATTACTCAAGCAATTATCAAATCAAATCCATATATGGTTGAAGAATCAGTATGGTCTTCTGGTGGTACAGATGTTGTTGTATCATTCCCAATTCTTCCTAATAAAGGTTCAATCTATAAAGATGATCTGATTGGTGTAAAACACCTTGAACTAGTGAAGAAGGCACAGAAACATTGGGTAGATGCTGGTACGAATGTAGATCTTTGTGCAGATAAAGGTGTGCGTCATAATGTATCAAATACAATCCTTGTTGATGACTGGGATGAAGTAGAAAAGTATGTGTTTGAAAATAGGCACTCATTTGCTGGTATTTCATTCCTTTCAATGACAGGTGATAAAGACTTTAATCAAGCACCTAATACTGCAGTGATTGATGCAAAAGAAATGGTAAAGAAATATGGTGATGCTGCTATTTTCGCATCAGGACTTGTTGTTGATGCATTGAAAGTGTTTCCTAACTTATGGGATGCTTGCTCTACTGCTCAAGGTTATGGACTAGATATCAGTCTTGAATCATCTGAAAATTCTTCAAGACAAGATTGGGTGAGAAGGTTTAAAAACTTTGCTGATAATTACCTAAACAGTGATGTCAAAAAATCAGAATATTGCCTTAAAGATTCTTATCTACTACATAAATGGAATAAGATTCAAACTAACCTAAAACCAATTGATTGGCATGATGATTTAACTGAAAAGAAATATACAGATGTAGATACGCTCGGTGCTGCGGCATGTGCAGGTGGCGCTTGTGAAATCGACTTCTAGTATCGAATCACCTTGTATAAAGATTTGCACCCTAGATGAAAATAAAATTTGTCTAGGGTGTGGTCGAACTCAAGATGAGATAAGAGAATGGTTTTATGTTCAAGATCAACGTAAGATGGAAATAAGGAATCAAAGTGGAAAAAGAATATCGAATAGAATGCGAAGAGTGTGAGTCAGTCACTTATGTAATAGTCGAGGATAAAGAAACTCCTATTTTTTGTCCGATGTGCGGTAGAAGAGCTGAGGTAGAAGACCTTTCAGACTAAACTAAATACTCGTATGTGGTATTATAATGATAAAGAATTTAATGACATTCCTGAAGAATATCAAGGATTTGTTTATGAAATTGAAGAACTGGATACTGGTAAGAAATACATTGGTAAAAAGAACTTCTGGAAACCTAAGACATTACCCGCTAATTCTAAGAGAAAGAGGCGAGTTCGTACTCAAGTCGAAAGTGACTGGCGAGAATACTACGGATCGAGTAAAGAAGTCCAATTACTCGTTGAGTCTAAAGGAACCTCTAACTATAAGCGAAGAATCCTTAGACTATGTAAGACAAAAGGTGAAATGTCATATTATGAGGCAAAGGAACAGTTCGATAAAGATGTTCTTTTAAGTGATGAATATTACAATGAATTCATAGGATGCAAGATTCATTCAAAACATATAAAAAAATTATAATTAAAAAAGGCTTTACTTATCTGTTAATATGAGTTATAATAGTTATATTGATTAAAAGAAAAGGAAAGTAAGAATGATTATAGTTGATTTTAGTGGCATCTGTCTCGCTTCTATTCTTATCAATAAGAATTTAGAAGAAAACATGGTTCGCCATATGACTCTCAACTCACTTCGTATGTACAATAAAAAATTCAAAGACCAGTATGGTGAAATGATATTGGCATGTGATGGTGCTAATAACTGGAGACGTGGTTATTTCCCTCAATATAAATCGAAACGGCGCAGTGGTCGTGATGAGTCTACCTTTGATTGGAATGAAGCATTTCGTATTATGCATACGATCAAAGATGAACTTCGTGAAAATTTCCCCTATAAAGTTATTCATCTAGAAGGTTGTGAGGCTGACGATGTTATAGGTACATTGGTTGAGCATACACAAGAATTCGGTAACTATGAAGATGTTATGATTGTATCTTCTGATGGTGACTTTAAGCAACTACAACGTTATGACAATGTTAAACAATTTTCACCAATGCTCAAAAAGTTTGTAGTAGATGATAACCCACGTTTGAATCTTCAAGATAAAATTTTGAGTGGTGATAGTGGTGATGGTATACCAAATGTATTATCTCATGATGATACATTTGTTAACAATGAAAGGCAGATACCTTTATCTAAAAAGAAAAAACAGTCTATCATAGAAGATCTTGCTGAAGGTGATCTATTATATGCAGCATCATGGTATCGTAATTATTGTCGTAATGAAACTCTTATTGATCTAACCAAAACACCAAAAGATCTAAAAGAGAAAATTATAAATAACTATGAAGAACAAGATCCTTGGAATAATAAAGGTAAAGTGTTTCCATATCTTGTTTCTAAAAGGATGAATAAATTGATTGAAAGTGTACAGGAGTTTATTTAATGAAACAGTATGTGTTTGAAGTGTTTGAAGAATTGAATAAGAAAACGAAGAAAGAAGATAAGATTAAAGTCTTAAAAGAAAACGAAACTTGGGCATTGAAAGATATTATCAGGGGATCTATGGATTCTACTGTAACTTGGAATTTACCTGCTGGTGCGCCTCCTTATACTGCGGCACCAGAACATAGCCATCCGGCAAATTTACTCAGAGAAAATACAAAGTTTTCATATTTCGTTAAAGGCGGTAAAGGCGATACCATGCCCGCCGTTAAACGAGAAAGTATATTCATTGGAATTCTTGAAGGTGTGCATCCACAAGATGCAACGATTGTTATCGATATGATTAATAAAAGAACGCCTAAAGGTCTAACGCGACCAATCGTAAAGGAGGCATTTCCTGATTTGTTGCAAGACTAGAAGGTAAACATTAACCTCCGGAGAACAATAATGGTATTAGCTCAACTTGAAAGATTACAAAAAGATTCTAACGAACTTGAAATCTATGCTAAAAAACTAGAAAAGAAAGGTCAGGTGGATAGAATGAAAAAAATTCTCAAGAAGCAAGATTTTTTAAAACGCCGAATCGCCGAGGTTGAATATTTAACTTAAAACAAAAAAAAGGACTTTACATACCTCTGTCGATATAGTATAATAATATTAAGTTATTTCGACAGAGGTATATTACATTATGAATTTATTTATCTTACATAAAGACCCAGTTATTGCTGCTCAAATGCAATGCGACAAACATGTTCCAAAAATGATTGTCGAGTCTGGTCAAATGCTATCTACTGCACATCGTGTTCTTGATGGACTTCTTACAAAACGTCCATCTAAGTCTGGTAAGACTATGGTCAAGTACTGGGACTTATATGAAGGACAAGACGATCTAGAAGCAGAACATATTTACTACAAAGCAGTTCATGTTGGTCATCCATGTACTCAATGGACAATGAGGTCAAGTGCTAACTATGATTGGCACTATCAACATTTTATTGCACTATGTGACGAATATACATATCGATATGGTAAACTTCATAAAACAGCTCGAGATCTTGCAAGTGCATTGTATAGCAAACCTCGTAATATACCTAAAGGTTCGCTTACTTCTTTCGAGTTAGCTATGAAGTCTAATCCTGAATGTATGTTTCCAGAAGATCCAGTTAAGTCTTACAGACTTTTCTATCAAACTAAACAGCATCGCTTTAATATGGTATGGACAAAGCGATCAGTACCGGAGTGGTTCCAATATGCCGACTTACACGCTGCATAATAGCAAAACAAAAGAAACATGGGATGTTACTTGTACATGGGATGAATTACAATCTCTTATTGAAAGTTCTCCAAATGTTGAAAAGGTACTATCAGCACCACTTATTGTATCTGGTGTAGGTAATTTACATTCTAAAGTGCCTGATGGATTTAAAGATAAATTAAATCAAATTAAAAAAGGTTCTAGCAAGGATAATACAATAAAGACATGAAAAACTCTGCAGTAAAAAGAGAAGAGTTATACCGATATCATCCTCTCACTGAAAATCAACAACACACATTTGATTCTTGGTCAGATGGTGATAATCTAGCACTTATTGGTTCTGCAGGTACTGGTAAAACATTTCAAGCATTATTACTTGCTTTGGAATGTATTACAGATAAAAATACACCTCAAGAAAAAATTGTATTATTTCGATCAGTAGTACCTACAAGAGATATGGGATTCCTTCCTGGTACAGTAGAAGAGAAGAAAGAAGTCTTCGAAACACCATATAAAAATATTATTGGTGAAATACTAGGTGGTGATCAACCATACAAAAGATTAGTATATACTCATCAATTTGAATTTATGACAACATCTTTTATTCGTGGTCTTACGATTGATAATGCTGTTATCATTGTTGATGAAATGCAGAATCTTAATTTTCATGAACTTGATTCAGTCATGACACGTGTTGGTAATAATTGCAGAATTATATTCTGTGGAGATTATCATCAATCTGATTTTCGTGAAGGGTCTGAAAGAGATGGCGTAATGAAGTTTATTCGCATTCTTGAACAATTAAAGAATTTTACAGTCATTCAATTTGGTTGGGATGATATCGTAAGATCAGATTTTGTAAGAGATTATATTATGACAAAAGAAATGTTAGGCATTAGATAATGGAGTTTATACATGAAACAATTGATCTCGGATATGATGACTTGGTTGCAGATACACAGCCAGGTGGCAGGACTTATATTTCTCCTGACGGTAGTCGGTTTCCTAGCATTACAACAGTATTAAGTATTTTAAGTGAAGAGGCTATTGCAGCATGGAAGTCTCGCGTTGGAGAAGAAGAGGCAAATCGTGTTGGTAGGATTGCATCAACTCGTGGTACGCAAGTTCATGAAATCGTAGAAAGGTATTTACTTAACGAAAATACTGATGATTATCTTCCACACATCAAACAGAGTCTTGAAAACCTTAAACCGATTCTTAACAATCATATTGGAAGGATTTTCGGTTTAGAAACTTCTCTCTATTCTCGTTATCTTGGTGTAGCTGGTCGATGTGATTGTGTAGCAGAATTTGATGGTGTACCATCTATTATAGATTTTAAGACATCAAAAAGAATTAAAAAACATAAAGACATATCTAATTACTTTGCACAAATGTCAGGTTATGCTGTAATGTGGGAAGAACGAACTGGTATGCCTATTACGAATACAGTTATTATAATGGATGTTGATAATGAAAAACCATTGGTATTTAAAGAACATCGCGATAATTATATTGAACTGCTTATTGATACGAAAAAAGAATATGATAGGCGAAAACTTTTTTTTAAATAAATTAAAAAAAAGACTTTACTTTCTCAATTTTTCATGATATAATATATGTATAATGAAAAGAGGAGTTAAATTATGTCTAAACCAATTTCAAATGCTGCTTTAAAACGTATGATTCTATCTTGTTCTGCTGAAGAGCGTCAGGAAATTATCCAACGTCAATTAAGAGTTCTTCCAAGAATGATCATGGATGAAGTTGCTCGTATTCCTCAGTTGCCTACATCACCTAAAGTGATTAAGGATCTAGAATCAAAACTTAAATTGGTTCGGTCAATGTGGACTGATGAAATGATTGCGAGGATTGCGTAATGAGTGTAATTTTTTTAAATAAATTAAAAAAAGAGCTTTACTTTATCGATTTTTTATGATATAATATATGTATAAAATGAAAAGAGGAGTTAAATTATGTCACAAATTTTCACCGTTTACCAGATCGATCTTAGAGACATTAAAGATCTTATCAACGAAAAAGGTTGGGATTGTCATGTAAAGTCTGTTGCTTATTGCCAAGCAACTCTACACAATGATCCTAGCGTTGGTGTTATGCATTTCGACAGTGTATACACTAAGGTAGCAGAAGTTGTTGCTGATGATTTGAACCATGTGTTTGAAGTTGGCAATATTGGCCCTGAGGATCGTATTACAAGACTTTCTCGTATGCATTCATTTAGTGTTGGTGATATTATCGAAGATGTAGAAGGCAATCGTTGGATGGTTGCAAATGTTGGATTCATTCCACTTACTCAAGCATTTAAAGAGGTGGCATAATGACTATATATCTTGATATGGATGGAGTAATTGCCGATTTCTTCGGTGGTGTTGAAAAATTTTATGGTGTTGATCATTGGAAATCGATTCAACATCGTGATGGTATCTTTGTTGAACTTCGTAATACGGATTTCTTCTATCAACTTGATACATTTCGTGATGGATTTCGAAACATTTCAGGTTTGCTGGTCGAACATGTAAAAAAAGTAGCAAAGAAAAACAAAATTCAGTGGGGGATTTGTTCTTCGCCTCTTCGTAATGATGAATATAACTCGGCTTATTGGAAACGCCGTTGGTTAGAAGATTATGGATTTATACCACCTCTTCTTGAAAATTGTATCTTCACTTCGAACAAACATAAACATGCTTATAATCCACTTACTCGTAAACCTAACATTCTGATTGATGATAAACCAGAAAACATTAAAAATTGGAATGATGCTGGTGGTATAGCTATTCGTTTTCAAGCGAATGAAGATGATTTGGAAGAATATTTATTTGTAGAACTGGAGAATGCATGCAAATTACTGAAATCCTAAGATTAAGATCCGACTTCGAAGAATTAACTAACGGATTCAATATGCCTGAAGGTAGTGATATAAATACACTTGAGTGGTTTGTTGAGAATGGTCATAGATCAAACTCACTTCGTAATGGATTTGATAATGCTAAACAAATTGCAATTACAATCCTTACGGAGCATAAACAATGGCAAAAGAAACAAAAACCATCGATGCAGATGCAATCGATGGAGCAGACGTAAATGGTGATGGGCACATCTCAAAAGAAGAGATGGAAATGCATTTGGAATTTAAAAGAAAATCACTAGAAGATCAGGATGCACAAAGAGATGCTATTCGTAAGATGGCATGGTTCTCCTTGATCGGTCTTCTTGTATATCCTATTGGTATTGCTATCACTTCAGCAATGGGTATGGATCAAGCATCAGAACTTATCGCTGATATCGCACCAACATACTTTGCGTCTATCGCAGTATTGGTCTCAGCATTCTTTGGAGCAGATGCCCTCAAAAAGAAGTAATATATAATTTAAAGTGAGTAATTATGAGAAGATTGATATATCAAGTTTACGTTGGACGAAAATCTAAACTATATGACCTTTGTACTAAATCGGTAGAAGAATATTGTTTTACGCATGATATAGATCATTTCGTCCAACGTGATCCCATTCTAAGAATTAAACCAGATGTGTTTGCCACGAATCGTAGTAAAGAATCGTATGAAAAACATGGTGGTTATCTCCCTATCTTTGAAAAAGAAAATGCATTTACGTACTGGCCAAAGTATGATCAGATTGCAATTGTAGATGCTGACATCTGGATTCGACCAGATTCTCCTAACATCTTTGATGAACTCACACCTGAATATGATTTTGGTGGAGTCGTTGAGCGAGAGATGCCAATTACTGAACAGTATCGTCAAAAGATCCACAACTATTCTCGTATGCAATATGGTGCTATTAATTTAGATTGGAAATGGGATAAACAATCAGGTGGTGAGTTCTTTAATATGGGTATGATGCTCATGAATAAAAGTATGAGTAAATACCTTAAAGGTCAGACTCCGCATCAATTTATTAACAGAGCAGAGTTCAAACCTTTTGTCGATGGTATGGGTCCGTGGAAATGGAGTACAGATCAAACACTATTGAATACTTGGATTAAACAAGAAAAGATGAATGTCAAACATCTTGACTGGAAATGGAATGGGTTGTTTAAAGGTATTGAAGATGACAAAGTAAAAGAAGCATACTTTGTACATTTCTTCTTGAAAGATAAATTACCCAATCAAGGTGAAAATATAGAAGAGTTAATGAAACATGTCTGAAAATAATTTATCTGAATTAGAACCATATCAACAATTAGCAGTTATCACAATGGAAGAGTGTGCTGAATTAATTCAAGTTTGTAGTAAAATTTTACGACAGGAAACATATCAGTTTCAAAAAGACGATCTTATTAAAGAACTTGGTGATGTACAATGTATGATTAATCTTATGCAAGAATGGGATGTAGTCAGTTGGGCAGAGATAGAAAGTCAAGTTGAAGTGAAAAGAAAAAAACTTGAACGATGGAGTGATTTAATAACATGACTGAATTACATGAAATATGGAAACAAAAACAAAAAAATCTTAAAGATTTAGAAGAAGGTAAAAGAGACGACATTTATCCATGTCGTGAAGATATTCCTGCAAAATATTGGGGAACAATTATTCCAACTGGAAAGGTATTTGATGATG